CCATTCTAAGATGCACTACGGACATTTCTTAAAACGTCTGCATGAAGAGTCCAAGCGGAGTAAGAATAGCGTGGCTAAGGCCATCAATATGGATAGGTCTAACTACTCTAAACTTTTGGAAAGGGAGGATATGATGTTGTCTACTTTCCATAAAATCTGCAAGGAACTTGATGTGAAATTAGGAGACTTAGATGGGACAGTTTTGGATTTGTAACTCGTCCCATACTAGGGAAACTTTCCTCCGTCAGGCTAAGGAACTGATGGAGGAGAGACCCTACGTTGTCTGGGAGGTGGACTTTGGTAAACCCAGAACGGGCAAACAGAACAACGCGCTTCATGTCTTCTGTAGATTAGTTGCAGAAGAATTAAACAAGAATGGATTTAGCGTTGAGTCTTTTTTCAAAGAAGGTGTGGAGATTCCTTTCTCGCCAGAAATAGTAAAGGAACATATTTGGAAGCCGATACAGAAAGCAATAACTGACAAGGACTCTACCGCAGACTTGACTACGTTAGAGATTCAATCTACTTACGAGAATGTTAATAGAGCCTTGTCTAATAAAGGAGTACACATTCCATGGCCGCAGAAGTAGAAGCCTTATATGTTGAAAGTCAGGAAATGCGAGATACGCAGAGAAGTATGAGTGGTAGAGGTAAAGCCTTTAGCATCGCCTTATTAAAAGCCAAGTATGGGAAGATGAATAAGGAAGACATGATACGGGCTACCAAAACGATTAGAGCATTGGAAACAGGAGAACCCTGGGATGCGATTGAATTTAGAATTGGATGGGCAGGAAGCTGAAGAAATAATAAATCTAATAAGAGAACTAAAGGAGGTGTTAGAAGATGTCAGAGAAGATTTGCGCGTATGTAAAATGCGACAAGATAGTGAACAGGAGTAGACCAAACGCTAAGTTCTGTTCAGATAGATGCTGTAACAAGCATAAAGTATACAAAGCGACAAAAGAATTCAGAGAGAGTGGTCGGAAGAGATATACCCTAACCGATGATGATAAGTACAGAGATTCAGTTTTATTAAATAGAGAGTGGTTAAGCAGAAGATTATGAGGTTTATATGCCTAAGTTTGAAAGTCATTCTACCAGAAACCCACCAAGCCTAGAGCTATTAGAGTATTGTGGAACTGAAAGGGAGTTTGAAATCCTATCCGCTTGGATAGAGCTTGGTACTTCCATAGCTGCTGGAAAAGAACTAGGACTCAATGACAATACCATTAGAGCCGCGAAGCGTAGAGTGGAGGCTCGCGCTGCTGAGAAGGGATGGCAGAAAAGTCCCAAAGAAATACCCGATGGTTATAAGTTAAAGGGTAGGTCTACTCTACTAGACGCAGACGGTAACACTAAGATTGAGTGGGTAAAGACTGAAGCGGATAAGGAGAGACAAGAGGAGATAATGCGAGAGGTTACTGAATCTCTCACTCAAGGTATAAAGCCTTGGCCCCTTGTCAAAGCTCCTAAGAAAACAAGTAAAGAACTATGCTCAGTCTACACAATCACTGACTATCATATCGGAGCCTATTCCTGGAGCGAGGAAACTGGTGAGGATTGGGATATTAAGATAGCTGAAGAGACTTTACATCAAGCCTTCACTGATATGATTAACGGTACTCCCGATTCCGAACAGGCTGTATTCGTTCAGATGGGAGACTTCCTCCATTGGGACGGTTTAACGTCCGTCACACCCCTAAATAAGCACGTTCTTGACTCTGATGGACGCTACCCTAAGTTAGTACAAGTCGCCATAGAAGGCTGCGTCAGGGCCGTAGAAATGCTCCTTCATAAACATAAGCACGTTCACGTTGTTATGTGTGAGGGGAACCATGATTTGACTGGTTCGGTCTGGTTACAAGCTATTATGAAGATGGCGTTTAAGGATAATAAAAGAGTAACGGTAGACAGTAGTGTGTTCCCATACTACTCATTTACTTGGGGTAAAGTCTTCTTAGGTTGGCATCATGGTCATTTAACGAAGATAAAAGGATTAGCGGGTAAGTTCTTCTCCGAACCCAGATTCAGAGGTGAGATGGCTAATACGGATTATATTTATTTAGCCACTGGTCACTACCACACTAAGGAAGTATTTGAATCTTCAGGTGCGGTAATTGAAAGACACCCCACGTTAAATGCCAGAGATGCCTATGGAGCTAGGGGATTTGAACACTCCCAAAGAGGCGCGTTAGCAATCACTTACCATAAAGACAGAGGCGAGATTAGTAGAGTTACGGTAACACCATGAGACAGTTAGACGAATTAAATATCCTTGAAAATTGTGAGCAGTGTATCTATCACTCCAAAGATAAATACAATCCCAGTAGAACGTATTGTAATAAGCTCGCAGAAACTTACGGGAGGCCCGTAGAGATATGTGTGAACAAACACTTTCCAATCCCATGCCCTTTACCGAAGGTGTAGCCAAAGTTAAAAACCCATGTAGAGGTGTATGTTCTACTTCTACCGTTGGCAGTATTTGGTGTGTAGGTTGTGGCAGATATTACAAGGACGTTATTAACTGGAACTCCTATGACGAGTCTGAAAAGATTCTAGCCATGAAGAAGGCTACGGAACACTTAGAAAAGAAACGTCTGGGAGAGGTTACTGATAATCAGGATTACTTATGAAGGCAACAGATAAGCAGGTAGGTGGCAGTCATTACAAGGGAATGAAGATACAACCTATAGAATATATACAGGCTAATGATTTAAGCTACTGTGAAGCCAACGTAGTAAAGTATGTATCAAGGTGGAAAAGTAAGAACGGTGTTGAGGATTTACTAAAGGCAAAGCATTACATAGAGTTGTTGATAGACTATGAAGAAGAAAACGCTTAGAGCTTTGATAGATGACGTAGCTAAGTTATTACAGAAGCACGTTAGATTAAAGGCTGCGGTAGCTGCTAATAAGAATGGATTTATAGAGTGTGTTTCCTGTAATAAGTGGTTCCACTGGAAGGATATGCAGGGTGGACACTGGATTGAAAGAGGGAAGCAGGCTACAAAGATAATGGAAGAGAACATACATCCCCAGTGTAAAGGATGTAACCAGTATGGAATGAGGCATAGGACTCACGTTAGAGAAGGTTATTCCAAGTTTATGAGGGATATGTATGGGGATGACTTCTGTGACCAAATGCTGATAGATTCTAAGAAACCGATTAAATACTTCAGACCTGACCTAGAAGATATGGTCAAAGACTTGAGGAGAAAGAATCGTGAACTTGAAGCAAATCTGTGAATGTGGGAATAAGATGTTAATCATCTACGATAGAGAGGATGAGCTTGTAGTTAGAGGTTGGTTCTGTCCTTGGTGTGGGAAGTGGCGAAAGAATGATATGCGGAGTGTGTTGGCTTGAAACGGGAAATCCAGACTGTAGAAATAGACCCCATGGAACCAGACGAACTTGCGAAGTGGGTGAACAACAACTTACCCTTTTTGGAGGGGACGGAACAGAGGGCGATTGGGACTCTGGCGATGATGGTGAGAGACTACTCGGAGTTCATGGAGGAGAATAATACAGTAGATGAATTATTCAATATGTTCATCTCCATGAGATATAAGGAACTGATAGACGGGGAGCTACATTAGTGGGCGATGTTATTTCAAATGAACGGCTTGCAAGGAGCTTGCTGTTATTTGAAGGAATGACATTTACGAAAAGGAATATAAGCCCCACTGATATAGATGGGTTTATAGAATATGATGATAGATACCTTGTGTTTATTGAACACAAAAGAGGCGACAAAGATTTAGATTTTGGGCAGAAAAAAGCCTACGACAGATTAATAAAAAAGATAGATGAAGATACTCATTGCTGGTTTATACAGGTTAGCCAAAGAAAAACACACCCATCTGGCAGTAAGCTCTATTCAAACGGCAGGTCTCAACAGTTTGATGATTGCTTGTTAGCTACTTGTGAAGTCTCTTGGATAAAGTACAAAGGGCCGTTTGGGACTATATTGGGAAGAGAGCCAACAAGATTTGTTAACGCCAAAGAGGCTGTTGAGTATATATTCAGGAGAGAATAGGAGAGGTCAGTACGACACCCAAAGGCGAGGGTGGAGGAACCCAGGATGCCGCACTGCCTCAAAACTATTGCGAATAAACAGACTCGTATGCCGACTTTAGCTTTGTGTAGGCATCCCTGTTTATCCTTTTAAGCCTTTGTTCTTGGCCTAATTCTAAGACTCTCTTAAAAGCCAAAGCCTTGGCGTTATTATTTTTACTATTTGCTATCGCTCTATACTCTGAAGGGGTAGTTTCTTCTATACCTCCAGCTTGTATTTGACCAGAAACAGCAGCAGAACCAGTTCCCAATCTTTCTGAAGCCTCAGAAGAAATAGCAGATATACCTCTCTGAACTCCAGTCTGGCCAGCCAAGAATCTTTGAAACCTTTGAGAGCCAATCATAGTAGCCATTGCAGCCCCAGCAGTAACACTGCCCAAGCCGCCTAATAATATCCCTCCAGCACCCAATGTAGTCCCAATCAGGTTGGAAACTGTGGGGTTCCCAGATTTCAATAACTGGTCAATTTCATCTATTTTCCCCAAAGTCTCTGTGTAGGACTGCATTAGTCTAGCATTTTCTAACTCAGTGCCAGTAGGATTTGCTCTAGCGTTTGCAAGAGACTCTTGAACCTTTTGCTTCTCAAGATTTAAGGCAATGCTCATTCTTTCTTTTGTGTTTTCATTTATCTTTTTCAGTATGTTTGAAGACCTAGCCCTAGTATCAGCTAAATCATCTGCAACTGATTGAAAGCTACCCTGCCCTTTTACATGAAGCCTGGATTGATTTCTTTTCAATGCTTGTAGCCACTGGTCTTCAGTGAACGCGCCTCTTACCCCGCCCTTTGTGCTTGCAGAAGCGGTAGCGTCAAGGAGGTTTACATAGACTCTCCATGCGTTTTTCTCTGCCTCAAATACTGCGGCCTCAGATTTTGGCAACTGCTTTGTAATCAAGCTATCAATTTCATCAAGAACATTTCTAAGAACAAAACCTCTTTGAGCGGCCTCTCCTCCCTGCCTAAGAAGATTTCTAACCTCTCTTGAATACCTGTTTCTAAGGTCAGATATTGCCTGTCCAGAAATTCTATTTCCGTCTAATTTGCCTTCTAAAAACGCTCTTACAGTAGAGTCAAAATTTATTCTTTTGTCTCCATACAAAAGAGCAAATCCCTCACTATCAACATCGTTCATTCTTTTTTGAATTGAAGCAATGAAGTCGTCAGCATTTAGGGTGAAGTTTCTATTTCTGATTACCCCAAAACCATCCTTCCAAGCGTTTTCAAGGAAAGATACAGCGTTTTGTATTCTTCCAGTTTCAATTACTTCATCAAATTCTTTCTGAAGGTCATCGCTCAGATTTCTTGGCGCAGAAGACTTTACTATATTTGTTCTGAACAGCTTTTCTTTTGCGTTAAGAATGCCCTGAACTACATTAGCCCTTGCAGACTCTATTGTTTGGTATCTCCTTTGAATCTGTAATTCTTTCTCTGGGTCTAATTTTATGCCTCTTGCTACTTTGTTTTTTATTGACTCAGCAGTGCCTTTTACTCTTGTACTAATGTCTTCAACATATTTATTTATGCTTGATAATTGAGTAATACCAGTTCGTTCCTGTATTTCTGCAAAAGTTTTATCTCTGGCAGTAATCAATGGTTTCTTCAAGTTATCTAATTGACTCTTAATCATTCCACCAGCTATAGGTAGGCTTTGAGTAATAGAGTTATATATCTTTGTTAACTTAGAGTCTCCAGCAGCTATCAAAGGAACAAAGTCCTCTCCTCTACCAAGCTCTCTTTCTACTCTTCTCTGAGCCAATGCGGAAATTCCAGTGCCAAGACCCCTAAACACTGTATTAAACAGGATTGCTGTTTTAGCCCCGTCAAAGGCGGCTTGTTCAGCGTCCTCTCCTTGCAAAGAGTAACCAAATCCCGCCAAAGCACCGTAAGCGGCAGCTTGAGGAGAACCAGCGGCTAAAGTCCTAATTGTTTGAGGAGTTGCTTGAGTTACCCTTTCTGCAACAGACGCAGCCCTAGAGGTCAATGGGGCAGATACTTGGGCAATCCTTGGAGATATTCTTTCTAGTACATTTGATACTGCTGGCAATGATAATCTTGTTGCAGTTTCGGCGGCAGCACCTGGGAGACTTCCTGCTATACCGATGACTGTAGCAGCACCAGTTCCAAGAGCGTTTTCTTCTTGCCACTGCAATCTTTCGTTTTCCAGTCTGCTAACATTTTGTCTGTAAAAATCTGAATAAGAAGTATCTCCACCACCAGAAACATCTAATGCTTTATCAACTAAAGCAAGAACAGCAGCAGAGGACTCTTCTGATAAACCAAACGTAATTGTGTCAGTTATGACAGCTTGAAACATATTTCTTCCAGACCTATCCTCTTCAAATCCAGGAAGGTCAAGGGACATATCAAACCACCAGTTATCTTGAGTAATTGGTGTTTGTTCAATAATATTCTCTTCAGCAACAGACGCAGGAATAGATTGCTGCTCAGAAGATTGAGAAACACTAACAGTAGGCTGAGGAGAGCCTTCTTGTCTTCTGCGTATTTGCTCTTCTATTCTGCGGACTTCATCCTCAGTCGCTTTAATTCCTTGCTCTGCCATAACCTTTACTCAATTAAAGTCTCTTAAAACCAATGTTTTCTGCTCTTGGGCCTACCATTCTTTCCCACTCACCATCATCACTTAAAACATAAATATTAGATGTTCCGTCTGCGTTTTCTATAACCTCAACTCTTCCTTCATAGTCTGTCCCAGTTAAATCAAGCTCTACTTGATGGCCTAGTTCAAGAGCTAAAAAGTTTTTATAGTGCCTTTGAACTTTATCTAATTGCTCCAAAAATACGTCTAACTCCATGTCTGTACTAATAGAGCCAAGAGTGCTTTTCAATAAATCTAATTCAATATTTGAAACATTACCTAAAGCACCACCAGTTTTGCTTTCATCTCTCATTCTTTGGAGCCTATCAAAAGCAATATTTGCTTCAACTTGAGCAAGAAGTTGATTTAAGGTGGTTTTTGCTTGAGTTGCGTATGCTCCAACCCCAGGAATATCTCCAATTTGTTCCGCAGCCCTGCCCCATGCTCCAGTTGCAGTTTTGTGACCTTCTGCGTAAAGCCTAGCAGCATCAATAGCATCATCTATGCTTCGCGTCTGACCTATTCTGAGAGTTTTTTCTGCAATCCATGCTGCTGACTGACCTTGATTAGCCTCATCAATTGAAGCGTTAAGGGTTGGATTAGGAGTGCCATCAACAGTCTGCCCAGGAGCAATGTTCTGCAATGTCTGTTCATTTATCTGATAAACTACATTACCTTCTGCGTCTATCCCAAACAACGTAGGAACACCGTTTATCTCTGTTTGAAAAGTGGTTTCAGCTCCAATATCTTCAAATGTTTTAGTTTCTCCAGTAGTTCTGTTAAAAATTGTTGAATTACTTAACCTAGCCCAAGAATCCTCGCCCATGCCGCCTTTTTGATTAAGCAATTCCGCAGCTTTATCTGGAGTTATGAGCCTTCTTTCCAACAAAGAAGCTATATTCTCATTTCCACTAGCTCTTAAATCAGACACAAATTGCGGGATATTTCTTCTTGCTATTTCTTGGTCTTCAAGATTTGATAGTCTATACATAGATTCTGCTGCATCTATACTAAATAGATAATCTTGTTGTTGAGCAGTAATAGCGTCCCTTTCTAATTGATTTCCTGCTCTTTGATACTGAAGGTCAAATAGTTTATTTGCGTTTTCTCTTGCTTGAACAGAGGTAGTAAGACCCTCAACAGATTCTGCTACTTCAAGAGGAAGCAATGTCCTAGCCCTTTGTGTTGACGCTTCTGAAGCCGCTATGTCAGCTTCGGCTTTTCTTCTTTGAAGCTCATCAGCTTGTTTTTGCCTAGTTACATCAGCAGCCATAGCTCTCATCTGAGCAGCTTGAGTTCCAAGTCCTAGATTTCCTACAGCTTGTGCGGCTTGGAGAAGGCTTTGTGGGTCACTAGGGTCTACGCCCTTTAGGGCTTCCTGAACCTTCTCAGACTCAGTTCTAACGTCCAGTCCTAACATTCCACCAACACCCCTACGCATTGCTTCTTGTCTTTGGGGCATTTGCATAGATAAAGCAGATACTAGAGGGGCTTGAGTCCTAGCCAATCCTGTAAGACCGCCAGTTAACTCCCGTCCTTTAAGTATTCCCTCTGTCAGCATACGCTGTTGGGCTTGAGCAGGAGTCTCAATAATGTCGCTAAATAAAGATTGTATGTTGATAGCCATTGCTCTTTCCTAAATTAAGAGGGCAAACCCATTTGAGCCATATATTCGTCGTAAGACAAATCGCCCGTTATTGCGCCTTTAGCAATATTGCCAAGTATATCTTTTGCGTAATCTTCATAGCTCATACCACCAGAAGTTGTAGCTCCAGAAGATTGGCCTGACCTTTCAGCCCTTAACAAGTCAAACAGACCTTGATACTGCTGCTGTCTAAGGGCGTTTCTAAGAGCCTCAAATCCCAACTGGGATTCTATAGCAGATTCAGCAACACCAGCACCCAGACCCAAGCCAGTAGCCTGCAAGGAAGAGGCTAGACGCGCAGCTTCCAATTGAGGTGTAAGCGTTCTTAAAAGTTCCTGCTGTGGTGTGTAAGCAGTTGGCACAGCCTGTAATCCCATCTGACCCAGTAGCCCCATTCTACCCCTAAACTCACCCAAACCCTGTAGAGTCTGCTGAGATTGTAGGGCTTGTTCAGCACGAGCCTGTTCCATAGCAGATACGGCAGACCTAGCCCGCTGTTCTTCTATGGCTTTATTCAAGGCAAGTTCTTCAGGAGTGCCACCAAACATAGAAGTTCGGACACCACCCCTGCCCTGACCAAAAAGTCTTTCTTCTAGCTGAAGTCTAGCCCTTTCCCTTTCAGGAGCTTGCACTGCTTCTAATCTTGAATATATATCCGCTTCCCTAGTAGCCTGTTGCGCGGGGTCTTGAGTAAGCATACCTATTAAAGCACTTTGTTCTGCTTCTCTAGCCATTGGGTCAGACAAAAAGTCAAAAGCACTCTGACCAAATCCAGTCAAAGACCTTTGCAACTGTGCTTCTTCAGGGCTTAGAGCTAACTCAGTGCCTGTCTGGGATATTGTAGCCGCCGCAGGTTGACCAAATACATTCGTACCCGTAACAGTAAAGGGCTTGAATTGCATTTGCCTTTCTATTTCTTTTAACAAACCACCTTCATAAGTGGGCAAATCAGGCTGACCACCAAAGAATATGTTAGCTTCTTGACGGGCTTGACCTATGTCTTTAATAGCTTTATCAGTCAGCATACCCTGACCTAAAGCACCTATAAGACCTGCACCTGGGCTTCCAAAAAAACCACCACCGCCTTGACCAAAACCAAATAAATTTGCTGCTCCAGCACCAAGGTCTTTATAGTCAACAACGCCGTCTTTGTTTACGTCAAAAATTGACATTAGTAAGTCCCTCCATCAATAGTGCCAGTAAATGTTCCTGACACTGTGAGGTCAGCAGCAGTTGTAGTTCCCGTAAATGTCGGGCCAGCTAGATTAGCCTTAGTAGCTACCGCAGTTGCTATGTTATCAAATTCGGTGTTCACTTCCGTTCCCTTCACCACTTTAGCAGGATTGCCTGACACCAGGGCATCCTTGGCGGCAAAGTTAGTTGTCTTCGTGTAATCAGTCATTAGACAATCCTTCCAAGTAGTGCATGAATATTAAATTGTTGAATAGCTATAGACTTACCATCTACCGTAGTCTCAACTCCTACGGATACGACAGCACCAGAACCAGAAGTATTTACCTTCTGTCTGTTAATTAGGCTTAATGAAGAAGAATACTCAGCTTCAGTGTTGTATTCGGAGATATTGTATTGGGCAGCGTTGTTAGCAGGTAAGACGTATGCCTGCTTCTTATAAGCATTGGAATAATCGTAAGCCCAGTTCAATACGACTGTAGCCTCCGCCCCGTCAAAGGTAGTTAAGTTAACTTTCTTTAGAAATTTAAGTACGGAGCTATCCCCAAAAGATAGGGGATGGGAGAAGTAACTTAGCTGATAGGAACCTGCGTTGTCCTGATAAGTATCATACTGAGCGATGCCAGTTGCATTGCCAATATATATAGTGTCATCCACCAGATTAGTAAAACATAGTGGTGCGATGCTAGACCAAGTGGTTGCTCTATACGAACCATCTTGGAGAGGAAACCTAGTATCAAAGACATACACCGTCTGAAGGACGGGAAAGTTAACAAGGACAAACGCTTCTTTAGGCGAATAATGTAATGAGATATTACCCGTTTCACTGGCTACCAGATTCTTAACGTCATTGTTGACGTTCTTAGATATATCCCCAATAGGTGAGGATTTTTCCTGAATGGTTCTTGCAAGACTTCTTACGCCTGAGCGGTCTAAAAAGATTAAATCCTTACCAGTAGATACAACGGCATCCCTAGATACACAGCCTATGTTAGATATGGTATCTGCTAGAGTCATGGTAGAAGGAGAGTCAGCACCTTCGTAAATAAGGATAGCGTCCTTACCAAAGATAACTAGGAATCCATTATGAGCAGATAGGGCTACTATTTCGTCGTAACCATTGGGCCAGACTTTAGATACATCTATAGAACCTGAAGAACCACCAGTCCAAACAGTCCCATCTAATAAATCACTCCAGTAGATAGTAGATTTATCTGTAGCAAAGTCAGCCACCCACAACCTACCAAAGCCTGCTAAAACTTCGTTACCCTGAGGAGGTGTACCCGCAGAACCAGAATGTGCTGACATCTTCTGAACAGCAGCGGCGGCATTAGAATAGACTAAAGGCTCCTGACTTCTCTGAAAGAAATACGCCTTGTCGTTGAAGTTAACTATCTTCCAGTTATCATCAGAAACAGTATAAGAAGCAGGAGTCTCGTCAACTAAAGTAGTAGTCCCTGAGAATATTAAACTATTACCTGCGGAGAATACTTTTACATTCCCACCCGAATCCCTAAATTGGTGTACGGCTTTTATCCCATCAGAACTTCCCAATACGGAAGCCCCATTGGTAGACACCATAGAATAACCTTTACGAGCAGCAACCCGTCCCTCTTTGTCAATAATGCAGTTATCTGCAACTGACGCAAAGGTAGGGTCTTGAGCTAACGGGGCATCTTGGGTATTAATACCCGCAAAGCCTGGAGCCGTAATAGTTATGCTTTGTAGTTTCTGGGCCATTATCGTACCTGAAAGGTTAACTCAGACGGGTATCTGTTAGCATCAAAAGCAATAGCGTCAGATAAAGCAGTAGAAGCTACAGCAAATTGCTCAGCCGCACTCTGCCCACCTGTCTCACCCCTTTCCCTTAAAGCCATAGCGTAGGCTAATTGAATTACTGGGTTAGTGGGTACTGACAAGCTATCTGAATCACTGGATAAATCAGCTTGGGGTTTAACAACGTCAAACCTTAAAGCGTATACAGCTTCGGGTTTTGGATAGACTTGAACTTCCAAATCCCTATTAGAATCTGTACCTACAAATGTGTAGTAATCAGGCGAACCTGATTGCGGGGAAGTGTTATAGGTTACGTTGTTAAAGTATTCCTTACTTCTAAGGTGCATGAACCTTTTAGACGTAGTGTTCATTACGTCCTTAATCACAGCCAAGTCACCACTGCCCGTAAGTGAGTAGGTATCTGTCCCACTTACAGTATTAACAGTTATAGAATCTCTTAAAGCAGTCCAGTCAAATGAGTTTTCAACTATTTTCTTAGCGTCATTAACTAAGTCACCAATCAAATGGGAGTAGTCCGTAGCATTAGCAGTATCTACTGTATCCTCCCGTAATCTGCGGAGGACGTTATTAATTAAATCTAAGTATGTCATACCAATCCTCTCAGCATTCCTCTAGGCGCAAACATTTGAGCTATCTGCGCTGTTTGTGTAGCAGCAGGCAACACGTTTTCTAACTGCCTAAGTTGCGGCTCAAATAATTCTCTTGAAAACATTTGTTCGGTAATTGGTGCTTGTTGGGCAAGCATCATAATAAGACCGCTCTTTCCAGGCTCTCCTTTTTCACCCTGCGGCCCCTGTGGGCCAATCTGAAATATAGTTCTGGGAGTATCATCTATAACGGTGTCTGTTATTACAGTATCTTTTTTTGTGTCATCTATAACATCGTTACCAGTATCACCAATTACGGTATCGTTCCCCGTCTCACCAATTATAGTGTCGTTCCCCGTTCCATTATCAAGCACATCATCACCAAGACCATCATCACCAAGACCGTCTCCATCTTTGTCACCAAGACCGTCTCCGTTTTCGCCAAGACCGTCTCCGTTTTCGCCAAGACCGTCTCCGTTTTCACCATTTCCGTTTCCATTAGGCAATCCTGCTGACCTTCCTAATATATCTATTGCGTCTTGATTGTTAGGAAGATTCATTAATATTTGGTACAAGACATCTAAAGGAAAAGGCGTATCATCAGTTCTATATATATCTGCTAAACTTTCTACTGTATATCCTGCTCTATTAGCTTCTTCTAATACTTCTTCTTGAGCAGCAACTCTTCCTGCCTCAGTATCATCAGGATTTAAAATATCAAAAACTTTGTCTATTTTTTCTTTGCCAGATATATCTGAGTCATAAACTTCTTGAAGTTCTTTTTCTGTTGTTTTAATTAACTCATTATCAAGAGTTCCTTCAGGCAATGGCTGGCCTTCGTAGTCATAACCAGCAGCCATTAATGCAGCATCTACTTCTTCCCTTGGTATTCCTAGTGTTTGTTCTACAACGTGAGAAGAGTAGCCAGACTTTCTTAGATAATCCGCCAAAGCATCTGCTTGCTGGTCTTGAGGAACAGTAAACTGAATATCACGCAAGTCTCTCTGAGCAGTTTCAAATGCTTCTTCGGCTTGCGTATACATACCCTCTGTTTCCATGTATGCACGTTGA